TATTTCCTCTTGTGTCCAACTTAGGAAGCTAGACATCAGAGTAACTCACTTAGAAACTTCCTGTATTAACTAAGTAGCCTGTCTACAAAGTCTTCATTTGAGTTCTTGGAAGGATTACCTTCATAGAGAATTATATACCTGTTTTCTCAAATGTCAAGCTTTATTTTAATTTATTTATAGTCTCTGTCACCTATGTTACATCATAGACCTCTTGTGTCCACTTTCATGACCTCAAGTGTCTATGACAGCCCTCCTGTGCACAGATTATCTCCATAGTCCTAACCTGTCCCTAATTAATTCCATAACTTCTTTGATTTTATTAGACTTTTTAGTCATGTTTGTCTACTTTCTAAATTACTCTTTTTTGTGTACTTAGGAGGCTCCCACAAAAGTAACACCATAGCACAGGGTATCCCCCCCTATCAAGTAACACTAATGACTCATTGGTCAGTAACTCCATAGATTTCATATGGTGATATATCTCATATGGTGAAATGTGTGTAGCTATGTAGCACCTATATCGTACATCCTAGACACAATAGTTCTAAGTATAAACACCTACCTCAAGAGTTATCCACACATGGCTGTTACTAAATTGTGCATAAGTACGTAGTTATCCACAGTCTAACCAACTTGGTGCATGAAAGTGCATCATAATAGTGCATGGGTGTCTAAATTGTATCATTATGGTGCATCATAAATGAATACTATACGTCACAGTTTACATGATCTGTACACCAGAAGTCTACAATGCCAACACATTTGTAACTATCAAGTACTAATAAATCAAGGCTGGCATGGGGCTTGCAATATAACTATCATGGCACAGTCGCCATGTTCACCAAGTATCGGAGCACACACAATGACTAAAGAGATTCTCATCTACGGCCTTGCTAAAGATAGTACAGAGCGCTACCAAGAAGATTTATTGTCTACTAACTGTAAGACAGAGCAAGACATACAAAAAGTCTTAAAGGTAGCCACAGAGCACGGCTTCCATAGCTTCCGCATCACGTCATACAATGGCGAAGCACCTAATTTCATCAAAGCACTCACAATCTAAGGGAAAACACCTATGTCTACATTCACTGATCGCATTCTATACTGTCTCTACGCCGTCGCTATCTTGGTAGTGTGGCTTACAATCTAACTTATAAGGGCTCTTAACGGGGCTCTTATGGGGTACATTGTACCGTCTCAACTAACTATTCAAGGATCGAATCATCATGCTATACCAAACAATCGACACCGCCTCACAATTCCGTGACCAGTTCCATCGCTGCGGTCGTGGAGACCAGTTCAGCTATGAGGCTCTAGGCTTAATCTTTGACTATCTCAATGACTGCGGCTCTGATGTAGAACTTGACGTTGTGGGTGTCTGTTGTGAGTTCGCAGAGGAATCGTGGGATCAAATCACCACCAACTACAGCTTCGATATTGATTCTCTAGAGGATCTAGAAGAACATGAGAAAATTGAGGTTGTACGTGCTTATCTTGAAGATAACACCTCTGTAGTGGGTTTGACCTCTACAGGTTCCTTTGTCTACGTTCAATTCTAAGAGGCTATCATGTTAAATAAGCAGGAATTTATTAACTTGGAGCGCCGTCTATGGCGTGAAGGTAACCCATTAACCGATGAGCTTGTCTCTACACGGGATGAATTGCTACACTTGCTGTCAGTATCTAAGAAGATATTACAAAAGTACTCACCAGTAATCAATGAATTGTCAACAGTAGATGATCTCGAATTCTTTAGGGAATGGGATAACTTCGGTGACACTTTGGATAATTTAACTTACCATATGGGAGAATGACACTATGACAGAACAGGAATTCGAGGATCAATTCGACAGGGGAAACCTTGATTGTGCCTATTGTGACTTTATTTGTGACAGGTATGATGCAATCAATAAGGAACACATGCTGCGATTATGGGAGGATGAGGGCGTTTATGCTGACTTTAAAGATTCAATGGTGACTACTGTGGTAGAAAAACAACAGTATTCATTGGGGCCTAATCCATTAGATAAATTCCCTTCAATGTGGGGGACACCTTCAAAATGACAATGATTCTCATTTGTTACTGTATCGACCTAATCTTGGAGCATGACCTGTGGTGAATAAACAACAACAACAACCCTATTGGCCTTTCCCATCTGAAGTGCCACCTAAGCCGTGGACACCTACGGAGCAACAAAAGTACAATGACGAACAGAGACAGCAAGTCCCAGATGCTCCAATGGTGCTAGGACTTGTTTAATCGATCAGGAAGGCACTTAAAATCATCAACCAATACCCTGACTAGGGTTCACCATGAAAGAGGCTATAAATGCACTGCGTTAACTGCGACCGTCTGCTATCTGACTTTGAAGCGACACGAAAACACGCTATTACATTTCAGTTCTTAGACTTATGTAAAGTTTGTTTTGAGGATGTGAAGACAATCATCCCTACAATCGACAATCGAGCATTGATGACTGAGCAAGACTTAGACACCGATGATGACGATACGGACACAGGGGATTCCCTAGAAGACATTGAGACACTATATAGCTATGTAGTAGACTCTAGAGACTTAGATGATTAAAAGAATCATAGAAGTAAATACACTATTTATGATACTACTTAAGAAGAATACTAAGTAGTCTTAAAAGACTTAAAGGAGGAATCATGGAAGAAATTGTAACTCAACACGAAGATGATTATGTCTTGTTACAAAAAGAAGCACATTATGTACACACCATTAATGCTTTTGTGGAATTGATTGTTGAACATGGATACGATAAAGTCATAGGGGACTTAAGAACAACAATGGGAAACAGAACATGGTAATAAGTTTGTTTGTCTTTGTCTTAACATTAATCAAAGTGTCACTTAAGTGACAAGAAGGGGTAAAACATGAGTGGTACAGCAACATTAACTTATGACTTGTCTAAACCTGAGCAGGTCATGGCGCACAAGTACGCATTGAAGGGCTTAGAAGCGTGTCAGATGCTCGAAAGTCTCAAGGCGGCTACCCAAGGCTACCAAGCCTATAAAGGCCTCTCTGAGAGCGTTCTAGCGGACATCATCGCTGACTTGTCTAAGTGGGAGGACGTTAAGTTATGAACGTATTCAATTACCTACTAAATCTCTTGTTACCAAGACGGGAGCATAAACAATGATAAAGACAGTACTAGCACCCAATGCTCCGTGGCCTAAGTGGGTAGAACCCGCTAAGAGAGCTAAAAGAACGAAACGAGCGAAGCCTAGCGAAGTAGACGCTAAGTTTGAACTTTGGTTGAGCAGGAATGCGGACAAGGAGAACACACATGGCATTACTAGACGGCGGTAAAGGATCTGCAAGGCGTAAGGAAGACGTTAAGAAGATTCACGATAACTGGGACAGAATCTTTGGAAAGAAAGAAACACCTATGATTGATGATGAAGACGACATTGACAATGAAGACTACACCGATGACATTGACGACAGTATGCAGGAAGACTGTTCATTGTGCGGTGGTTGCGGTGAAGGTAACTACGATGGGGCATCATGCCGTAGGTGTCACGGAACAGGCGTAGAACCACGTGAGAGGGACTGTGATGATGACTTCTAACCTCAAAGTAGCCTCTAAGTTCCTGCGTCATACCTCTTGTGAGCATTGTGGCAGCTCAGATGGCTCGTCTGTCTACGATGACGGACATTTGTACTGCCATGTCTGCCATGCGTATACATCAGGAACTGAACATGTAAACAATTCCGACTTTTCTATACATGAGAAACCAAAAACTAAGGTATTTACAATGAAAACACAAGGGGAAGTTAAGGCCATAGTGGACAGGTGTATCTCAAAGGATACATGTGAGTTCTTCGGTGTCACACAGGAGACAGGGAAGCACTACTATCCTTACTTCGATGAAACAGGCGCTAAAGTAGCGGAAAAGGTTCGATCTGTAGAGAACAAGACATTCTCAATCGCTGGAAACTTTCAGAAAGCGACACTTTTCGGACAGTCCTTGTTTCAGAAAGAGGGTAAGTACATCACCATCGTTGAGGGTGAACTAGACGCATTAGCTTCGTATCAGATGACAGGCAGCAAGTGGCCTACTGTGAGTATCCGTAATGGGGCTTCAGCGGCTGTTAAAGACTGCAAGGCTCAGTATGAGTACCTAGATAGCTTCGAGACTATCGTGATCTGTTTTGACGCTGATGAGGTAGGACAGAAGGCAGCTAAGGACGTAGCTGAACTGTTCGGGAACAAGGTTAAAATATTCAAACACTTGAAAGGATTTAAAGATGCCTGCGATTATTTATCTAACGGACGAGGAAGCGAATACGTTAACCAATGGTGGCGCAGTGAGTCGTACGTACCAGATGGGATCATCCAAGCGGCAACACTTTGGGACAGCGTATCTGCACCTGAGCCAGTCGCTGAAGCCTTCTATCCGTTCAAAGGCCTTAACGAACTTCTATACGGTCTACGAGCATCTGAACTCATTACAGTCACAGCTGGATCAGGCCTTGGAAAGAGTCAGTTCCTTAGAGAAATCCTGTATCAGATACTCCGAACAACCAAGTGGAACATCGGCGGTATGTTTCTGGAGGAGTCAGTGCGAAAGACTGCCAGATCAATTATGTCACTGCAAGCAAACAAAAAGTTGCACCTACCCGATACCCAAGTCACAGAACGAGAATTGAAGGAGGCATTCGATGCTACTCTGGGTACTAATCGTGTGTTCCTCTTTGATCATTTCGGCTCCCTTGCTATTGACAACGTGCTTAACCGCATACGATACATGTCCAAGGCTTGTGATTGCCGTGTTGTTTTCTTGGATCACATCTCTCTCGTTGTCTCTGGTATGGATGGGAATGATGAGCGCAAGAGCATTGATGTCTTGATGACTCGTCTGCGTACATTGGTTCAAGAGACTGGTATTACCTTGATCTGTGTGTCACACCTCAAGCGACCTAGCACATCGAACAAAGGACATGAGGACGGTGAGGCTGTATCGTTGTCTCAGCTGCGAGGCTCAGGTGCTATCGCTCAGTTGTCCGATGCTGTGATCACCTTAGAGCGTAACTCCATGAGTACTGACCCTAACGTGAGGCATACGACTAAGGTTGCAGTGGCTAAGAATCGCTACAATGGACTCACTGGGCCTGCTTGCTCCCTGATGTACGATATGAACACTGGACGTATGGTTGAAGTAACAATGGAGGAACTGTGACACAAGATGAAATCATTGAGATGGCTAGGCAGGTGAGCAATACTCCACTAGACGCAACATCAACACCTAATCTGTTCGGTGTATATCAGATTGTTAAGTTTGCTAAACTAATAGCAGCTGAACAAATAAAAGAGTGTGTAAAAGCCTGTGCTGAAGACAGTGCTCAAGCTATGGACTTTTCTGGTGGGGCTTTTGTTGGTGGTTACTTTTCTAATAAATTGATTGAAAGGTTTAAAGATGCTCAATGAAATGGCGGAAGACCTCGAAAATAATATTCATGTTCAGGAATCAGAAGTGTGCAATCATCCTATGTTTTATTATCCTGTTTTAAAGACTCGCTTTGGGTGGGCCAGAAAAGGAAAAGAAACACATTGGTACGAAATCAAATATCAGGAGCTTCGTAATGATTGAAATGATTATCGTAGGTAGCACAGGTATCGGTTATGCTATAGTTGGTACGCTACAGGGACTCAAAGGTGAGTACTCAAACATGGCTATCTGGATTGGATACGCTATTGCACAGGTAGGCTTGTTCCTAAATTTGAAATGACATACGAAGAAGCTGTAGAAGAACTTAAAGATGTGCCAAGGCCTTCGCTGGAAGAGTTTATTAAAGTAGGTAAAAATGATTTTATTTATTTTGAAAAACTTTACGGTGCTGGCTTCATCTTACACGCCATCGAAATAGCTGAATTGTTGAAAGAGAAGAATGACCAAAAGAATTGCACTGGACATCGAGACGAACATGGCTCACGATACGATCCATTTGTGCGTAACTCAGGACATTGACACAGGAGAGGTGAAGGTATGGAAAGCTCAAACAGGACTTTGGGATTACTTAAAGGACGCTACGTTGATCGCAGCTCACAACGGAATATCCTTCGACTTTCCGATCTTAAACAAGCTCTGGAAGACCAAGATTGGACTGAAGCAAGCATACGACACACTCGTAGTGTCAAGGCTACTAGAGCCAACGAGGGACGGAGGACACAGCCTAGACGCATGGGGACAAACCCTCGGAGTCAAGAAGCTGGACTACAAGGCAACGTGGCAATGGATGATGAACAGAAGGGAAGACTATGAAGGAGAATGTTTTGACTCGCCTTTGGACACGCTTCTTGAATTCTATTGCCGGAGAGATGTACGTGTTTTGGTTGACCTTTGCCACCGTCTTTTCTCTGATTGTGATAGTAAAGGGTTTTCATCTGATAGCGTTGTTTTGGAACACCAAGTAGCAGCTATCATAAACAAGCAAGAGAAGAACGGATTCAAACTAGACACCATTCACGCTACGTGCTTACTAGCTGAACTCAAGGGAAAGATGAGTGCCATCAATGACAAAATGCAGGAGTTATATCCTCCATACGAAGTGGAACGTATAAGTTCCAAAACAGGTAAGCTTTTGAAACCTGAGACTATCACTTTTAACCCTGCCTCTAGACAGCAAATCTGTGAAAAACTTATGGGACTCGGGTGGAAACCTAAGAAGTTCACTGAGCCTACAGCTAACTACCCGCAAGGTCAGGCTATTGTCGATGAAGCTGTGTTGATGTCGCTGAAGTATCCTATCGCTCAGTTGATAGCTGAGTACATGATGCTAGGGAAGCGTATCGCTCAGATTGAATCTTGGTTAGAGGTCGTAGGAGCTGACGGAAGGGTACACGGACGTGTGATTACTAATGGTGCAGTGACTGGAAGGGCTACTCATATGAAACCAAATATGGCGCAAATTCCAAATTCAGGATCTCCCTACGGGCCAGAGTGTAGACAATGTTGGACAGTGGAAGAGGGAAATGTGTTAGTTGGAGCAGATGCTAGTGGTTTGGAACTGCGAATGCTTGCTCATTATATGAAGGACGAAGCATATGTTAAAACAGTCTGTGAGGGATCGTCTAAAGATGGAACGGACATCCATACGATCAACCAGAAAGCAGCGGGGTTGCAGACACGCGATCAAGCAAAGACGTTTATCTATAGCTGGATGTATGGCGCGGGGCCTTCCAAGGTTGGCTCGATTGTCGGTGGTAGTGCTAAGGATGGACAAAAGCTTATCGATGCCTTTCTTAAAGGGACTCCCGCGCTCAAGCGTCTACGTGATAAAGTCGCCATATACGCGAGCAAGGGCTATGTACCCGGGCTTGATGGTCGTAAGATTTGGGTTCGTAGTGAACACGCGGCACTCAACAGTTTGTTACAGGGCGCAGGTGCAATCGTTATGAAGAAGGCTCTCGTGATCTTAGATGAGAAGTTTAGACGCAACAAGATTGATGCTAAATTTGTGGCAAATGTTCACGATGAGTGGCAGATAGAGTGTTCACCAGACGTAGCTGACGTAGTTGGCAAAGCTGCTGTACAATCAATCAAGGAAGCGGGGATAGCGTATAATCTACGTTGTCCTCTAGATGGGGAATACAAGGTGGGACGTAACTGGAGGGAAACCCATTGATGCAAGTCTTAGATCTTTTTAGCGGTGTAGGCGGTTTCAGCCTAGGCTTAGAACGAGCAGGAATGCAGACAAAAGCCTTTTGCGAAGTAGACAAGAAAGCTTGTTTGGTTCTAAAAAAGCATTGGCCTTCAGTGCCTATTTTTGACGATGTAAAAACTCTTAAAGGAGATGATGTTGGAACAGTCGATGTTGTTTGCGGAGGATTCCCTTGTCAAGACTTGTCCACAGCAGGAACAGGTAAAGGCCTTGCAGGAGAACGCTCAGGGTTGTGGTTTGAATTCTGTAGAATCATTAACGAAACAAAGCCAAAGTATGCGCTCATCGAAAATGTCTCAGTGCTTCGCTCTAGAGGATTGGAAACAGTTCTCAGGTCACTCAATGAGATCGGGTATGATGCACAATGGCATTGTATCTCAGCTGCTTCCATTGGCGCTCCGCATCAAAGGGATCGAGTCTGGATTATTGCCTACCCCAACGTGTCATCTAGCAAAGGAGGGAGCCTATCCCGCAGAATTTACGAGGAACACTCCATCGTTGTCAGCAAGGATTGGTGGAAAAGCTCATCCTGTCTTTATCGAGTGGATGATGGGGTTCCCAAAAGGGTGGACAGACTTAAACAGCTAGGAAACGCAGTCGTTCCACTTATCCCTGAACTCATTGGAAGAGCTATAATGAAAGTAGAGAATGATCGATAAGTCAGATAAATTAAAATCTCAGATCATGCTGAACATAGGTGAGAATTCTTTCACTCTATTGCACAGCGATGATCTAGATCTCCTTGAGGTATACTTGGTGCTCTCAGCAGCCCTAGATTACATCGAGGATGAAGCAGAAGCTATCTCTCGTCAAGAAGGTAGTTATTTACAGTAACGTGGCGAAAGCCCAATCCTTTAAAGGAAAAGAAAGTATATGTCAGCAGATCTCAAAGCAGTTAAAATCCAAGGTGAACTCTTCTGGAGTAAGTGGATGGCTGAATTCAACAAAGCATTCAACACCGACAATGATCGCTACGAGTGCACCATCGGTAACATCAGCGATGACGATGCAGCTAAGCTCACAAGCTTGGGTATCAAAGTCAAGCACAAGGATGCAATGGGGAACTTCATTGTCGCTAAGAGCAAGTACTTGTTCAAACCTACTGACGATAAGCTCCAAGAAGTGCCTATCGAAGCTCTCGGTAACGGCTCTAAGTGCGTAGCTATCGTTGGCTCATACACACATCGTATGTCAGCTAAACACGGTAATGCTCCTTCAATCAAGACTGTTATGGTCACTGAAGTTAAGACTTACGTGCCTGAGACTACTGTTGAAGATGATGATTCCCTCTAAACCTTCATTGGCAATCATAGATGCGGATTTGATTACATACAGAATCGGATTTGCATCTGAGGATGTAAGCGAAGCTATCTGTTTGGCTCGTGTGACTCAGTTAGTTCATGAGATTGTCTTCGATGACCTGAAGTGTGATGACTACAAAGCGTACATCACAGGTCGTAGTAACTTTCGCAATGAGATAGCAGTCACTGAGCCTTACAAAGGGAACAGGAAGGATGCTAAGAGGCCAGTGCATTACGAAGCTATCAGGAACCATCTCCAGCGCCTAGGGGCAGAACTGGTTGAAGGTCAAGAGGCAGACGATGCAGTGGCTATCGAGGCTACTTCAACGGGTGGGTGGATTGTCTCCATTGACAAAGACCTAGATCAAGTCGCTGGTTGGCACTACAACTTCGTGAAGCATGAGGAATACTACGTTACTGAGGAGCAAGGTCTTCGTAACTTATTCACTCAGGTGCTCACAGGGGATCGTATTGACAACATCATTGGCTTGAAGGGCATTGGGCCTAAGAAGGCAGAGAAGCTTCTTAAAGATTGTAAAACTGCAAGGGAATACTATGACGCTTGTCTCAAAGCTTACGATGGTAATCAACTTCGTGTCGATGAAAACTTGATGTTGCTATGGCTACGAAGAACACCAAACCAAACGTGCCCTCATCTTTCTATCTTGTTGGGTGTCAATGGACAGTCAAGTACGTAGAGGACTTGAGCGAGTACGGTAAATGTGATTGTGCTACATTCATGATTTATCTTCGCTCAGGTATGAACAAGAACTTCACCGAACAAACATTCTGCCATGAACTCGTCCACGCTATCATGTTTGCTATGGGACATACTCAGCACGATGAGATCTTCGTAGATGCCTTCGGTGCTTTGTTGCATCAGTATGAAAGGACTAAACTATGAAGTTTCGTAAGAAGCCCGTGGTGATCGAAGCCAACCAATGGTTTAAGAACGGCGACCATCCGATGGACTACAGCAAGACTCATGAAGGATACGAAAAGGGTGTGCTTCGACCTTTTTATCCAGAGGAGCGAAAGCGCAATGATTGGGAGGGTGATGTGGTTCGTCGCTACAGGACGCCAGAGATGGATGGAGAGACGCCATGCAAACACTGCGGCGACATCATGCACAACCACGGTTGGATTGATACGCTTGAAGGCGGTCACATTGTCTGCCCTGCTGATTGGATCATCACCGGCGTAAAGGGTGAGCACTACCCATGCAAGCCTGACATCTTTGAAATGACGTATGAGGCAGTAGATGGTAACTCGTAAGACAACAAGCACAGTAAGAGCTAACGCTATCAGACATGGTTGGCGTAGCGGCTTAGAGGAGAAGGTCGCTAATGCTCTCACTGAAGCGGGTATCCCTTTCACGTATGAGAAGACTAAAGTTAAGTACATCAAGCCAGCGAGTGAACACCAGTACACACCTGACTTCGTACTTGACAACGGTATCATCATCGAGACTAAAGGGCTATTCACTGCACTAGATCGTCAGAAGCACATACTCGTGAAGAGGCAGCATCCTCACTTAGACATTCGTTTCGTATTCTCGAATAGCAAACAGCGTCTAAGTAAGGCATCTCGTACAACGTATGCTATGTGGTGCATCAAGAACGGGTATATGTACGCTGATAAAGTAATCCCTGAAGATTGGCTTAAAGAACGTAGAAAGCGAGTAAGTGATGGTACAAAAATTAACCCATGAAGGTAAAATAGCTGTGCTTATTTCAGAAGGTTTTGGAGCAGGTTGGTCTACTTGGAACGATGAGTATCCTGATATGCTTTTTGATCCTGAAATAGCTCAGATGATTGAAGACGATAAGTCCGAAGATCAAATCATGCAAGTAGCTGTTAAAAAATATCCTAAGGCTTACTTAGGAGGTTTAGACGGCTTAGTTGTAAAATGGGTTGCTGAGGGGACTAAGTTTATCGTAGATGAGTATGATGGATCTGAGTCTCTCATAATTCAATCAGAAACTGACTGGATGGTGGCATAATGGATCTAAAATTGGTTAAGGAACATGAAGATGGTAGCGCAACTTATTCGTTCGACATGAGCGATGAGGAACGTCTAGCTCTTCTCCAGTTAGGTATCATCACGGCCTTGGAGAGAGGCATTGAAGAAGGAAAGAAGTATCATGGCGAAGATAGTAGTTCACTATAAACCACCTCCATTTCATCCTGATTGGACTGATGGGTGTTATAAGGTTTACGTAACTGACCATCCTAGACTAGGGTGTAGAATGATACAGACATCTAAAGTGATTAAAGACTACGGTAACGGAATCTTTGAGACACAATGGGTGGTGTATCATCCTGTAGACGGAGACTTCAATGACACTTGATGAATACTTTCATGCAATCGTAAAGAACAAACCGAAGGAGTTAACTATGTTTGAGAATTTAAAGATACACTTCATGTCCTTATGGACTAAACCTGTAGCCTTCGTTGAGGAGGAAGACCATCCTAAGCTCATGGATGATGACTACTGGGCTTTCGAGATGGTGACACATGAGTGGATTGACGAGGAAGGCAATGTCCGACCTGTCAAGGAATCCATCATTATCGAGCCTCATGACACTACTTGGATGGAAGTCCTAGACCGTATCCTAGACGAGATGAGCAAGCACTATGGCTACAGCATCAAAGATCAGGTGTACTACGCAGTTGAGTTCCCTCTCAATGAAATCGATGAGCGTACTGGTAAGCCTTTTGCTGGCTATGGACGATGCTTGAACGATCAGATGCTTCAGCAGCTCCTGTTAGCCTTCCCTGAAGTGTACGACTGCCCTAACTGGACTCAGCAATCTAAAGGTGTGTTTGAATAATGCACCCACGTACAGAATACAATCGAAAATGGCGAGAAAAGAACATTGAACGTCTTCGTATTCAAAAAGCAGCTTATGACAAAGCACATAGTTTTGAACGCAAAGATGAAAAAGTGTTAGCAGGTATTCGAGAAAGAGCGCGTAAGAAAGGGTTGGATTTTAATCTAACTTTGGAGGATGTCTCAGAGTATTCTGTATGCCCTGTATTTGGATTTGAACTTGTTCGAGGTGATGGGAAACCTCAGTTTAATTCTCCTTCGGTTGATCGTATAGATTCATCTAAAGGGTACACTAAAGACAATGTTCAAATATTGAGCCAGCTTGCAAATGCTATGAAGCAAAACGCTACACCAGAGCAGTTGATTGCATTTGCTGAGTGGGTTCTTAAAACGTATCAAAAGGAAAGTAAATGAGACATTTAGTCGTGCCTGACACGCAATGCAAACCGGGACATTCTTTTGAGCACCTTGCGTGGGTAGGTCAATACGCTGCGGAAAAGAAACCTGATGTCATTGTACATTTAGGAGATCATTGGGATATGCCTAGCTTGTCTATCTATGATGTAGGTAAAAAGGCTTTTGAAGGACGTACCTATCAAGCGGACATTACAGCGGGTCTTCAAGGAATGGAGGCTTTATTGGCTCCAATCAAAGAAGAAAAAGAGCGCCTAAAACGTAATAAAGAAAAACAGTGGAAACCACGCCTTGTGTTCTTATGCGGAAACCATGAGCAACGCATTCAACGCGCTGTCAACAGCGATAGAAAACTTGATGGTCTAATTGGCTATGAAGATTTTAAACTTGACAAGGATGATTGGGAGTTTGTTGATTTTCTTCAACCTGTCATTATTGATGGTATCGCTTACTGTCACTACTTTACTTCTGGTGTAATGGGTCGTCCTGTTAGTTCTCCTGCGCTTATGCTGACAAAGAAGCACATGAGCTGCGTCATGGGGCACGTCCAAGATCGAGGGATTGCTTTTGCTAAACGAGCAGACGGCAAACAAATGACAGGTCTTTTTGCAGGTATTTGCTATCCCCATGACGAAGACTATCTCACCCCTCAAACAAATGGGTCTTGGGCTGGAATTTGGATGCTTAACGATGTACAAGACGGTAGTTTTGATGAAATGCCGGTCAGTTTAAAATACTTGAAAGAAACTTATGGGAAAACCAACAATAAAGGAGATTGAGGAGTATATGTCAGGATTGAACGGAACAACAGCTAAAGACCTAGTAATCAAGGGTGCTAATGCTAAACAAGTAAGTGGAAATCATTACAAGGAGAAAGAAATTCAGCCTTGGGACTACATTTATGCAAATAACATTGGCTATTTTGAAGGAAACTGTGTAAAATACGTGTCCCGCTGGAAAGACAAGGGCGGTATAGCCGACCTCCAAAAGGCAATCCATTACCTCGAAAAACTAATTGAACTAGAGAAAAGCAAACAACAATGACATCAGCAATGACACCATATCAGACCTATATCGCAAAATCGCGCTATTCACGATACCTAGACGATAAAGGTCGCCGTGAACACTGGCACGAGACAGCTAAACGCTACTTTGACTTCATGGAGAGTCACCTAAGTGACAAGCACAACTACACTTTGACACCTGAGTTGCGTAGCCGCTTAGAGAATGCAGTGATTAACTTGGACGTTATGCCATCGATGCGTTCCATCATGACCTCAGGTGAGGCTCTGGAGCGTCAGAACGTAGCTGGTTACAACTGCTCATTCTTGCCCATCGATGACCCTAAAGCCTTCGATGAGGCTATGTACATCCTCCTGTGCGGTACAGGCGTAGGTTTCTCTGTGGAGCGTAAGTATGTCAACCGTTTACCTGAAATTCCTGAGAAGCTTTATGAGTCTAATACTATGGTTCACGTTAAAGACTCCAAAGAGGGATGGGCTAAGGCGCTACGACAGGTACTCGCTCTATTGTGGGCGGGAGAAGTACCTAAATGGGATGTCTCTGCTGTGCGCCCTGCTGGTACACGCCTCAAGACCTTCGGAGGTCGTGCGAGTGGCCCAGAGCCGTTGGTTGAACTCTTTAAATACGTGGTCGCTAAGTTTAAAGCTGCCCAAGGCCGCAAGCTCTTCTCGATTGAAGCACATGATATTCTCTGTAAGATTGGAGAAGTTGTGGTTGTCGGTGGAGTTCGTCGATCAGCGATGATCTCTCTGTCTGACTTAGACGATGATCGTATGGCTCACGCTAAAGCTGGTAACTGGTGGGACGGTAATGGTCAACGTGCCTTAGCTAACAATTCAGCTGTGTACGATGTCAAGCCCGATGTGGGCCAATTCATGCGAGAGTGGAGCAATATCTATGAAAGTCATTCAGGAGAGCGTGGCATTTTTAACCGCTATGCGTCTGAGATTCAAGCGTCTAAGAATGGTCGTCGTGTACTCGGTAAAGAATGGGGTACTAACCCTTGTTCTGAAATCATTCTCAGGCCTTACCAATTTTGCAACCTCAGTTCAGTTATTGTGCGTTCGGGGGATACATTGGAGTCTCTTAAAGAAAAAGTCGCTATTGCGACAATCTTGGGAACCTTCCAATCGACCTTGACTAGCTTCCCGTACCTACGTAAGGTGTGGCAGACTAACACTGAGGAAGAGCGTTTGTTGGGTGTCTCCATGACTGGTATCCTAGACAATACATTGCTCAATGACGCTTACGACAAGGAGCTACCAGCACGTTTGGAGGAGCTGAAGAATGTTGCTGTGGATACTAATAAGTCTCTTGCTGCTGAACTTGGCATCAATGCTTCTGCTGCAATCACCTGTGTCAAACCCGAAGGTACGGTTAGCCAGCTTACTGGTACTGCCAGCGGTATTCATCCTCAACACAGTGCTTATTTCATTCGTCGTGTACGCTCTGATGCCAAAGATCCTCTCACTCAGTTCTTGAAGGATGCTGGATTCCCTTGGGAGCCTTGTGTGATGAAGCCTGAGTCAACAGCTATCTTCTCCTTCCCGATGAAGACTCCTGAGGGTGCTCGTCTGCGTGAGGACTTGTCAGCCATTGAACACTTGGACTTGTGGTTGACATTCCAGCGCCACTGGTGTGAACATAAGCCTTCAGTGACCATCTCAGTCAATGAGAATGAGTGGCCTAAAGTAGGGGCGTGGACATGGGAGAACTTCGATGAGATTACTGGCGTATCGTATTTGCCTATGGATGGCGGTACGTATCGACAGGCTCCCTATGAGTCTATCGACAAAGCAACGTATGATTCGATGCTTGTGGAGATGCCTCAGTCGATTGATTGGGAAGCGATGAGCGAGGTTACAGATAACGTCGAGGGTGCTCAGATGTTGTCGTGTACTGCTGGAGCTTGTGAGATTGCCTTCTAAGGTAGTTATACTCATGCGGGTGGTCGAGATGATCACCTGCTTTCATATTATCGCTAACACGTGGAGGCATTGGACATGATAGTAGACTTCTCATGGTCTGGAGGCTTTGTACTCGGTATTAACCATACTGACCAAGCCATTGTAGAGACTGACGAAGATGAGTACGAGATGGCTAGTGCTATCCTAATACATCTAGGCTTCTTCACAGTAGCAATACTCTTTATAGACTAGTAGAAACAGAAAAGCCCACTCAAAAGGTGGGCTTCTTTGTATACTTAAACTCACTTATTGTAAACTTAAGCTTAAGCTTTGTGATACTGTTCTTCAGTGAGGATACCTGCTTTGTACTTGTTCTCAGGACGAAAGATAGTTAGCTCTTGTTGTCGCATCTCAGGAGCGAAGCTGATGTGCATCCAGCGACCAAACTCATGGATCATCTGATCGAACTTGATACCAGCTTTCTTGACTTCCTGACACAGTTGCAGAGGAGTCAGCTTAGAGCTAGAGACATCAATAGCCCAACCGTCCATGTGTGAGGAGACCTTAGAGCCTCCAACAGCCACGTTAACGGCTGGTAGACGCAACCATGAGTTGATGCGTAGAGGGCCAGTGAGTGCTCTCAGTTGCTCTAGCTTCTGAGCTGCTGTCTTCATGTTCTCCAGTTGGACAGTAGAGGGTTGATTGTCGATACCATTACGTACAGCAGTCTCACTGTAGGTAGCCTCTTCAAGAGTAAAGTGCTCACTCAGCTGCATCTTGTTTCTCCTCGTCACCGTTCATTTTGATAGCTGCAAGCCAACCGATAAAGCCACCGACAATCGTTGAGAATGCAGGAGCGATAATCGGGAAGATGTCCTTGTTGTCTACAACACTGTTAGGGAGGAACATAGCACCTAACAATGTCACAGTCATAGCGACCATAACGAAAGCTAGAGTCCTAGCGATCATCCTAGCAATTTCAAATATAACTTGTTCTTTCATTTCTTAGCGACCTTATCAGCTAGTTTCTCCATCGTTCTGCCACCGAAGTAGAAGGACATAACCAACATACCCCATTGACCTAACAGCTCCACATAAGCCCCACGAGTCTCATATTCAAAGATGGAAGCTATAGCGAAACCACTATAAGCAACCAACAAGAAGATGAGAACCATAGGACGGATGTTCTTAGACAACCACGAGTCAGAAGACATATCAGCCTTCAAACGATCCGTCAAGTTATTCTGTTCTATTTTGTAGAATTCAAGCTCAACTTCTTGGAGCTTCTGAGCAGCAGCAGGATCACCTGCGATAGCCTTAGCTACAGCTTCTACTGAGTCAGACACACCGAACTTAGAAGCCAATGCTGACACAGCAGCTCCGCCCATAGGCCCCATAACAGCAGTAGCTAGGCCGGGCGCTACATTTTTAAGCAATCCTGATAGTATGTCGTTCATTTCATTGCCTTACACGCCTCAACAGCGTCCTTTACGATAATATATAAATAGAGTTCAAAAGGTAAGATGATGCAAAACAATAGAGTAAGCAGCACTAGGAAGCTTACGTAGAGTGTCTCGCTAGAAGAATCGCTGCTGTTAGTCCCCATATTTCCAATACCAATATAGCCATTACTACGACCAATGCTATCCGTTTCCTTACCTTAGCGATAAGACGTTGTTTCTTTAATACTTCTTCTTTTCTATTCTTTATCGACAATAAGTGCGTTATCTCTTGCTTCTCTTGCACTATCCCGAACATCTCAACTACATCGCTATACAGAGCACCTAACTCAGCAGGGCTTTGGTAGACCATGATCTCCCTGATCTCCTTCTGTAGCTTCTCCATCTCCTTCATAGCCACTACGTGATCTAATGAGATATCCAGTAGCTCATCAGGCTCAATATACTGAGTGTCTATCCTTAACTGCTGATCAGCTATTTTCTTCCTCATAGCTATCATCGCTTTAAAGAAGATCTTCAAGTTCTTTATGAGATCAGCTTTAATGTCCTGTTCACTATGTTGTACCCTACTTATGCGACGATTAGGGGGCTTATTCACCTCAGAAACTGAGGCGATTGTTTCCGGCGTAACAATCTTAGGAGGCTCCGGTGACGGAAACAGCTTACTCTTAATGAACCCCCATAGACCTAGTACTTCATCTACGTGCTCTTTAGCCTCATCGAAGGTCTCCTTAGCTTTAAGGACTACACCTTTGTATTCTTTGTATAGCTCACATCCCTGCTGGATAGCCTCAACAGCCTTGAGAGCACCAGCAAGGATTATTAGAGGCATCTTTTAGTCGTTAAACTCAGGCATAACAAAACCGCTTGTAGTCGCTGTAGGTTCCTGTGTCGGAGTTGTAGGAATTGTTCCATCTTCAGCGCCGAAGTCAGGCATCACAAAACCTCCTGTGGTTGGCTGAGTAATAGGTGCTTCAACAGCTTCTGGAGGAGGTGTAACACTAGGCGCAACAGCACCAGCAACTTGAGCGACAGGTCTAATGTACTCAGGTAACTTAGGAGCTGCTTGATTTAGCGTATTTAAAGCCTCTAAAGTTTGCTGACTACCGGGACTTAACTTGGCAGTCTTTAAGAAAGCAGCGCCTTCAGGTGTTAATGCTGCTTTAAAGAATAACTCATCTGAAATAATACCAGATTTAAAACCACCTAAAACGTCGCCAGCAAGTTGAGTTACTTTAGCACCTTGATACCCCAAAGGAGTTGAACCAACCACAGCACTAACAGCGCGTGTTGTACCTTTAGCAGCAGCTTCTTCAGCTCCAGCACCGCCTGTTTGCAGACGACGAGTAAAAGCTAAAGCATCCTTCATACGTCCGTTAAACTCGTTTAAGTTTTGACCTAACGAAGCAGCTAAAGCATCAGCAGCTTTTGGATCTGTTTTCATCAAGATATTCCAGTCCTCAGCCATAGACTTCAAATCTGTACCGATTGTTCCATCAGGAAGAGTGCCAGTATGCTTAGATTTAAAGGCTTGGAATATATCACGGTCAATAGCTTGAAGAGACTCAGCCTTATTTTGACCAACCCAATCACGAAAGACAGCACGTTGAGAAGGGTTTAAGTTCTTGTAAGCGCCTGATAAATCTTCAAAGCTCACATCAGCTACGTTCTTGCCTTTAAGGAAATCAGGGATACCTTGGGCAACTAAGTTATTGTAATCCTGACTAGCTTTGCTGGTCTGACTACGAGCTTGCTCCAGAGCACCTAAAGCACGTTTATCAGCAACAGAAGTAGCTGCCTTAGTTGAAGCAGATAAATCATCTTTCATAGCTCCAAACAAAGCTTTACTAATACGTACTTCGTCACTGACAGCTAAATCTCGTACTACACCGCCCTCAGAAGCGGCATTACGTCCCCAATCACGCAAACGAGCTTGAACTTGCTCCACAGTCAAAGCACGAGGGCTTTGTTGAATCGTATAACCAGCAGATCCGGGGATATTATAAGTAACTTCTCGGCCGGGAATTGGTGTGTTTGTAAGAGGATCACGAGCGACTTGAGGAGATGTATAAGATACTCCCTCACGAGAAGCAACATTAACACGAGGAGCAATACTGTCACGTGTCTCTTGTAAGTATTTAACAGCAGCTTTACCTGAGTCAGTAGTTGTGTCTGTTTGTCTTATTAACTCATCTATTTTGTTGATAGTTTTTTCAGGTGTCAAGATAGCACGATCACCTCCAAGTTCAAAAGCTCTAGCAAAGTTCTCATTACCCGCTTCTGAACGAGCTTGACGTACCTTTTTAAGACGTTCCTCAACAGCACTAACTAAATTCTTAGCAGCTTGTGGCTCTTCAATACGTGAGGGACGAGGAACCATACCAGACATAGCTTGTTTAGTCGCTGCTTCGTCAAGAGCGTTGAAAGCTTCGGTAAACTTAGGATTAGTACGAGCACGAGCAATTAAAGCAGCTACTTCGGCGTTAGGACTACCTTGTCCTCGTAGCATTAAATCTTTAAAGCGGTTTGCTTCTTCAGTTGGTAATTTAGACAATACAGCGTCTACTTTACGACTTTCCAACCAAGACTTAACACCCTTATAGCCAAGTTTACCCAACTGAGCAAGACCAGCAACAGCAGTACCGATCTCAGGCGCTGCATAAGTGCCTTGGTCTTCTACTGAACTTGCTTCTGTAGGAATCTGAGCAGCTCCTAAAAGACGCTCACGTAAAGTACGCATTGGAATAGTTGGATTAGCAGCTGAGTTATAACCTGAGATAACTAAGTCAGGAATACCTGTCAAAAGACCAACACCAGCGGAAGCAATGCCTCCACCAATAGTTCCTAAAGTACTTGCACCACGTAACTGAGCTTGTAGCTGACGATCACGTTGTTGTAAATAAGCAACACCTGCTTGATTTCCTTGTGCTTCTGCATTTCTTAAAGCACGAGCATTTGCTTGTAAGGCAGCAATAAGAGCATTACGTGCTTCATCCCGTGTATCTGGACGTTCTGTAGCCATTTTATTCCTTAACGGTAGTCAGAAGGAAGTGCAGGATTGCCACTTGCATCTTTGTTCTTTTGCAAATTAGAAATAATCTCTGCACGAGACATACCTTTATTTCTTTCACCAGCAATCTTAATACGATTTTCGTATTTTACACGTTCTTGTGATTTTGTCAATTCTTGCTGAAGAACATCACGGCGAGGATCGTTAGCAGGAAGCCTACTAATTTCACGCTGAAGTCCTCCTACATTAGCAGAGGCTCGTTCTAGATCGGTCGTCCCACTACCACTAGGAGTGGTTTCTTTTGCAGCTTTTTGTGCTTTGTCTGTTTCAATTTTATTGATAATCTCTTTCCACTTGTCTTCCACACGCTTCAAGTCAGCCTTAAATGTAGGACTACGGTAGTTAAGTTTAACAATGTCGGATTGCAGTAAATCCAGTTCTTTTTCGGTGATGCTTCCAAAACCAGTAGCGCCTGTTTTAGACTGTTGCTTCATACGGTTAATAAGATCGATGGTCTTCTGACTGTTCAAGGCAGTAACAGTATCCTTCAAGGCCATAGCGTCCGTAGGCAAGTTTTCAGTTGTTGAAGAAATCCAAGGATTCGTTGTCCACGATTTTGATAGATTACGAGCTTTATCAATATTAACAAGCCCGTTCTTTAGACTAGAAACAGTATCTTCTTGAGCTTGCTCGGCTTGTGCTGCTGCTTTTTCAGAAGCTGGAGTAGTAATAACACCTGCTTTGCCCCCTGCCGCGCTACCCGCACCCGTCATGAATTTCCCGATATTAGGAAACATAGAAGAATCAACTGTAGGAGGAACAGTTACAATAGTACCGTCAGCTTGTTGGAATGTCTTAGGACGACTAATATCACCAAACGCTAACTTAGCTTTATTTATTTCTACAGGATCGACTGTCTCGCCTTTAGAAAGCCTATCTTCAACAGTGGCAACAATATTTCGCTTCTTCTCAGCATCCGCTTGGGCAGCTTGAAAGTTTTCAGCTCTTTTAGCCTGAGCTAGTTTTAAAGTTGTCTCAGCACCCTTAGCTGCCGCATCACGAGCTAATTGCGCCAACTGCGAAGCCCCTGTAGGATCAAACTGAGAGAGCTTTTGAGCTGCTTCCAGAATAGATTTCGGATCAGTAGGATCCATACCTTGTACAGCTTGTTGACGCATACTCTGAAGCTTCAGCATAGGATCTTGAGCACCTAGAGCACTTCCAATAGCTCCACCAGCTAAGTAGCCGCCTTGGTACAACTGAGCTGATGCACGTTGAAGAGGATCTAATTGAGCTAGTTGTACGCCACGGTTAAGGGCAGCTTCACTCTGAGCTTGTTGATATTGTTCAGGCGTAGTAAATAAGCCAGCGATCATAGAATCTTGTGTTGCCATATTATACGCCTCCGTCCACGTTAAACATACTACCCCATACAGACTCAGAAGGCTGCATTCCTCCTCCACCATAACCGTAGACGTTCTCAGCTCCGTATTGTTTATTAGCGTCTAAACTATTCCCGTAAGCGTTAATATAGTTACCTATACCGCTACCGAAGGCTTGGTTAGAAGCTGCTCCACTGATCGCAGTACCGAATGGAGAGTAAGCATTACCTGCCTGAGCTGTCCTAGCTGCTGCTAATCCACCTTGGAGCAACGTATTACCCACGTTAGCGCCAGCAGTAGCAGTACGACCGCCAAGTTGAGCACCGATGTCCAGAGGAGACTGACCAAGTTGTTCCAAAGTAGCAGCAGTGCCTAACTGAGACTGCAACGGAGAGTAAGCACTTGAGAGCAAGCCTTGACCGAATGTGTATTGTTGCTGACCTGCTTGTTGAGCACTAGCGGCTAACTGGAGGTCTTGTAAGGCACGAGCGTTAGCTAGAGCTTGATACTCAGGGTTAGACATACCTAAGTTACCGCCTTGAGCGATGGACAAGCCTGTACGACCTGTATTGCTTAGTTGGTTCAGTAACTGAGCTGACTGTTGTTCACGAGAAGGAGCCAACAGAGCTTGTTGATTAGCCATGTATTGCTGTGCAGCCTCTTGAGGAGACTGAGCCATGTACTGTCTACCCATGTTCTGAATGTTAGCTACATCCTGCTGAGTCTGAGGTAGACCGCCTAACAAACCACCTTGAACAGCTTGTAAGCGAGGGTCTAGAGTGTATCCAGCACCTGTGAGATAACCTTCAGGACTAAACTGGAAGTTAGACGTACCGAAGTTAGACGTAATGCCTACAGGACGGAACTTCTGAGCTTCAGCAGCCATCTGTGCCGATTGAAGCTGTGCTCTAGCTGCTGTATTAGCTGCGTCCTTAGCGGCTTCTCCTTGAATATATGCACCGAGGACGTTACCGCCCATGCTTGCTAATGCTGCTCCCATTATAGACTCCTAGTAAATATTTGACGAGTCTTGCCGTCTGTGCAAGCAACGTCTGAGTGATATTCAAATTTCATAAGTTTTAAAAACTTTCTATGTTTACTGTCTTCAATATCGTGTAAAGCTAATATGGGTTTCTTATGTAAGACCATTAAAGTGTCTACATCTTTTTGCAAAGCAAGCTTAACTTGTTTATTCCACTTAGAACAATCACAATGGATAATGGTTTGTCCCATGTAGTATTCAAAATACACTACGTAGTTTTTACTATAGACTACGGGTGTCTTCATTACCATTCAATAAGAACAACACCTGCAGCACCTGCGCCACCAGAATAGGAGCCACCGCCGCCGCTATAAGTGCTGATAGCACCGCTACCACCGCCACCGTAAGCGCGACCTGCTGCACCGTTAGAGGCAGTTGAAATAGTACCTACAGAGTTACCACCGCCGCCGAAGATACTGCTTCCACCTGCGCCACCGTGGTATCCGATAAAGATAGCTTCTTCGCCGTGAACGCCGCCCATGCCGCCACCGCCACCAATGTTCAAATCACCATTAGAGCCGATACCTCCTGCTCCACCTGCGCCGCCATTATCACCGCCTGCGCTACCACCAGTAGCTGAGATAGTGGTAATCGATTGCGTACCAGAAGCAACACTTGATGAACTACCTGCACCACCGACAGTAACTGCCAAAGTATTGCCGGGAGTCAAGCTAGTGAGGTACTTAATGGCTGCACCGCCAGCACCACCACCGCCAGCAGCGTAGGCATTACCTCCAGAAACTGAGCCACCTGCGCCACCACCGCCTACTACGGTAACTTTAATTGCTGTTACACTTGAAGGAATAGTGAACGTACCATTCGAGGTAAAAGCTTGACCTCTAATACCACCTGCGGGAGCTGAAGAAGCCCAAGTAGTTCCGTTTGATGTCAATACATTACCTGAAGTACCGGGAGCGACAGCTTGAACAGCACTTGTACCGTTACCCAACAAGACATTGTTAGCTGTTAAAGTAGTAGCGCCTGTGCCACCATTAGCGACAGGAAGAGTACCTGTGACACCCGTAGTCAGCGGAAGCCCTGTGACGTTAGTCATTACTCCAGAAGCAGGAGTACCTAAAGCAGGAGTCACCAACGTAGGACTATTAAGGTCAGCTTTAGTGGCGATAGCCGTCGAGATAGCGTTGAATTCGGTGTCGAACTCAGTACCTTTAATGATCTTTAAAGGATTACCAGTTGAGAGGCTATCTTTACTGGTAAAATTCGTACTCTTGTTGTAGTCTGTCATGTTAGTTTTCCGTTCTTCGCTTGAATCTCTAATTTCTGTATAGACAAGGGGAAGCTATTAATATCTGCTTCGTATCCTGTCTGAACAACTTTTCCTGAACCTGTAGGGTAGACTTTAAGTGTCTGCAAAGCTACACCGTTACTGTATTCTGATCCTGAAGTATTATACTCGTTGACACCGAAATAAGCTACACCTTGAGCAGGAATCTGTACGTTCTGAGCTTGATAATTACTGTAGAAGTCATAACCCCACTTGAATGTCACGTACTGGTTACTGCCGCCAATGACAACAGCGTTAAGACGTTTCAAGACAGAGGTAACTGATGGAGTACCTAAATCGGTATGATTAGTAAAATACTGAAAACGATAAGTAGACGTATCATCTAAATAACCAGTGTGTTTAGCAATGAAGCCTTCCTTACCGAGAAGCAAGGAACCATCCGTGAGGACACAGAAACTCTTAGGCTCAATACCTGTCCAAGTTGTAACCCTAGCAGCACCGTCTGGAAGAGCACCCTTCATGTCGAAGCAGTACACTGTCTTCAATACAGGGAGAGTCAACAAGTAGAAAGCATCTCTAGGTGAGTACACAGCCTTGATTGTCGCTAAGTTCTCACCAGCTACAGCAGACATCAAGTCATTGCGTACATTCTTAGAGAGATCACGAAGAGGAGCTGACTTCTCTTGGATAGTACGAGTGACGCTACGCACACCAGTGTCAGACAAGAAGATAACGTCTGTACCTGTGTTAACTACTGAGTCTCTAGCGATACAGCCAATACCTGTGATGACATCATATAGAGTCATCGTAGCAGGGGTGTTAGCTCCTGTGTACACTAAAATGTTATGCTTACCGAAGATAAACAGGAAGTTGTTGTGAGCAGCTAAGGCAACGATGGTGTCGCCACCTTTAGGCCACACAGTAGTTGTATCTAATGTACCTGCTGTACCTGAACCAAACTTATGAGGGTTCTTAATGTCTGACCACTGAACAGTTACTTTGTCTGTAGAAGTATCAGCATTCCAGATACGTCCATAAGCACTGATAACGATATTAGCTAGTTGAACTGTTCCGTTATAACCAGCTTCTTGGTCTACACGATAGTATTGAGTTGTGGAGACTGCTGGATCAAATCCGATAGGAACATGGCCTCGCTGATAGAAGTACAAGTCACCATCGAGGAAAGCTGTAGACCAGTTACTGTCTGTGATCGTAGGGGCTGTACCTACACCGTTGAAGGTAACTTCAGAAAGCGTAGTACCTACTAACTTAAAGATCTTATTGTTACCTGCACACAAGGTGTAAGTAGATCCGTCTTTGTCTACCAACTGAGTGATAGTCTTGACATCGGCAGTGCCTAAGGCAGCTAATGTGCTGTGTTGCTTAGACCATCCCTTACGAGCACCTACACGACCATATTGGTCAATGATTGCATTGTTAGCAACTAAGGCAAAGCCAGAGGCCAAATCCAGCGATGAATCCTGTGTGTTCAGGCCCATGAAGCCCGGAGCAGTGATCGAGAAGGATTGAATCTGTTGAGACATATTAGGCAGGAACCCAAGCATCATTCTCAGGTGAACGAGCCAGCTCAATAGCGATCACATCAGCCAAAGCTTTCTTAGCCAATGCGTAGCACTCAGAGCTAGACAATCCACCATCTTCACCACGTTCAACCAAGGCTCTAGCAAGAGCACCTAGGACGATAGGCTCCTTAGCTAACTTAGTAGTATCTGAGTCAGCACTCATGTCAGATTCTGGCACAACCAAGCTAAAACGGATATTATTAGTGCCTACTGGAATAGGCCAGAGCATCACTTGAGAATCACCGTTGCTACTTACACCGTTGAAAGCATACTCACTAGGATCAGCATTCTGAGGTGATGCGGTGCTGTAAACCCTACGTTCAATCTTATCGACAGTAGTGGGAAGCAACACACCGTAATCAGTGATGTCTAATACGTTAGTGACACGGAAACGTGTACCAGCGCCTGTTAAGGTATAGCCAGTATATTGACTAGCTGCTGTAGTAATTGTCACAGAAGTGTTGAAGGCATCCCAATCGTAAGCATCAGCAACTTCACGTTTAGCGTCATTCACGAACTTCCCTACCAATGTGCTCAGAGTGTTCTCAGCAACGGTAGAGACAGTAGGCTCACGAAGACGTACTAGAACGTCATTCACGAGAGAGAGGAAAGTCGGTAATGCCATGATTACTTGATTTTCTTAGCTTTGTTTTTCATGGTACGCTGACCACGCATGGGCATCTTAGCTTCACTCAAGGCAATAGCGATAGCCTGTTTACGGTCTTTAACGACAGGGCCACCTTTACCGCTATGAAGAGTACCTTCTTTGTACTCACCCATAACCTTACCGATTTTCTTAGTTTGTTTCTTAGTTGTAGCCATGTCCTGATTCCTTACTTAAATACTCTATCCATGAAGAATGTGATACCACCACCAACTAAAGATGCAATAGTCATCCCCATCCAGAAACCACCTTTAGACTTGTTGGCTAACTCTAAGAGGCACTTAACGTCTCTACGTAAGTCGGATACTTCGCCTTGAAGGGATTCAACCTGAGCTTCTAGCTTACCAAACTCACGAGCTGAAACCTCGTCCATTACTCCACCTCTGGTGTGTCAGCAGTAACTTTCTTAGGACGGCCTACAGTCTTCTTAACTTCTTCAGTTTCAACAGGGGCTTCATCAACCACGAGTTCGTAGTCAGGATGGTTCTTCATCGAGTCAATATCGACTTGGTGTTCAAAAGTAACGGTGTTACCGCTAAGTAGGCATTTAAAGGTTGCAGACATATAAAGGTTATCCTCTTGTAGTAGATACACCAAAGGAGCCTCCTTGTGATCGTAGCGAAGCGAGAACTTGTGATCCTCACTCCGTTGCGGGAGGCCCCTTCAGTTTAGCTACTATTAGACTGGTACTGCCAATGCAACAGAAGCGTAGTCACGCAACTCAGCAACGCCGTACAGAGTGTCAGCAGTAAACAGAGTACCGAGGTATTCTTGTTTGTACTGAGTCTGTGCGCGGATACCGACTTGCTCCACCAAGACAAATGCGTCCTTGTGTGCCATCAAACAGATACGTGCTGGCTGAGCTGTACCTGAACCGTCGTTAGCGTCTGTAGGTGTGTCAGCGTTGGTAGACACAAACACTTTAACGCCATACACATCACCGATTTCACCGTTACGGATGGTGTTAGAACCGCCTTGTTCACCCACGAAAGCTTGCTCAGTGAAACGAGCCAAACCCATCAGAGTGTTACGAGTCGATGGAGGAACGATGAAGAAACGGTTGTCCATAGGCACATCAGAGTCATCCAAACGCTGAATAGAACGACGAATTGCAGCGTCAGTCAAAGCAGCTTGGTTGTCAGTGGTGTAGTCGTAAGCGGTAGTACCGTTAGAACCGATGAAAGCACCAGCGTAACGAGCACCAGCGCCACCTTGAGCCAAACGACCCAAACGGATGATGTCGGTATCAACTTGCTTGCCCAGAGCGTAACCAGCATCATCAGTGTAGAACTGACGCAGGCTAGACAAAGCTTGAGCTTCTGTGATGTCTTCGATCAAACGGCTGTATTCGTAATGCTTGTTAATTAAAACTTGCACTTCAGTTTCAGTTGCGGCGATCAGGTTAACTTGAGTAGATGCAGCCTTGATAGAAGCGTCGCCACGAGTAGGGCTAGGAA